TACGAAGTCGGAGATAAAGGTGAAGGATACAGCGAAGTACAAACAGCCATGACTGAATACGCAAAAAACTACGCTGCAGTTAATCGACTAGGTGAACCCTCATTAAGTATTTCTGTATCTTTTAGACCAATCCTCGATGATATGGCTAGCGTTAGCCTATGTGATACTGTCGAGGTTATCCTCGATAATTTTGGTACAAAAGCAAGAGCTAAAATAGTCGAAGCAACCTATGATGCCTTACTTGAGCGTTGGGAAAGCCTCGTTATAGGAACTCCAACAATCACAGTAGCAGACATCATACTTAATAAAAGGAGGTATATACAGTGAACCTTGAACATTCAATAATCATCGACCTGTGCAGAGTTACCCCCACAAAGGTAATAAAACTACATCAAGGCGATAAAAACAGCGTCAAATTGGCGGTAACTATAACAAAAAACGGAACAGCTCAATCGCTCTCAAATGTAACTGCCAAGTATGATGCCACCATTTCAAACTATCTTGCCGAAGCCGAGGCAACCGCTACTATTGACGGTAACATCGTGTATGTGCCAATCACAGAAAATATGACTGCACTTAATGGTGTCCTAAAAATCGACATTAAATTTATAGAAGATAATGCCGTTCTTTTTACACAGACTCTTAAACTTATTGTCGAAAAATCTGTCCTCGATGGTAGCGTTTACATCGACTTTAGCAAGACAACTCTTGGTACAAAACTTCAAGACATCGAGGAAGGCATATCAGAGTTAAAAAATAAGTTTCCGGTTAAAACCACTGACATTGCTAACAATGCGGTTACTGCCGCTAAAATTGCTACCAATGCCGTTACTACAGGTAAACTTGCTGCAAAAGCAGTTACAACAGATAAACTCGCTGACGGTTCAGTTACAACTGATAAATTTGCTGATGGTTCCGTTACCAAAGACAAACTCGCTGACGGCTCTATTTCTGCCGATAAAATCTTAACATATGCTGTTAAGGAAGATAAGATTGAGCCTAACTCTATAACCTCACCCAAAATCGCTAATGGAGCTGTGACTGCTACGCACCTTTCTGCAGAGTTTCTCTCGTACATACAAGGCAAGGCTGATTTTGTTGACCTTGGAACGGTTGACTCTTGGGATGTTATCAAAGACATAGAAGTCAAAACTAAAACGATTTACTATGTCAGCACTTTTATTGGCTATATGTCAAACGACATTCAAACAGGAAACTGTATTGGTATCGGCAACCCATCATTAAATTGCCTGTATCTTATCAACACATCCACCGGTCTTTTATGGCGTGTAAATCTCACAGAGCAAACCTTCCAACTCTGTTCTAAAATCCCTGACGGTGCCATTAACGACACATCGCTTTTTTCCACAGATATTATTGCAAAATATCTGTCTATGCCTGTAACTCAAATCACAAGCACTTCCTTCGGCACCGAAACTTACAACTCATTAACCACGCCGGGAATTTATCAGCTTGACTCTTTTTCAGGTACACATCAAGTGGTTATTGTTCTGAAACCCGACACAGAGGCTCATCTAATGCAGATAAGACTCAATTATAACAACATCGATTTTAGAGGCATTTGGTGTACAACAGACGGAATTTACGCTGATGATGATTGGAAACCTTGGATGAGTTTGTGTCGATATACCGCTAAAGATACAACGCTCGCAGATGAGGGCGATAACTATTTAGCAAAAAATGTTGAGGCTGCGTTCTTGGAGGTGGCTCAAAAACTAGCTAAAAAAGCTGACATTGAATATGGCACCGTACAGCAAAACAACGCTTGGTACACAGATGCCTCGCAGGGATACTCGCTAACAGGTAATTACAGCATCATTGGAGATATGTGCATATTACGAGGCACAGCTCAATGCATCCAAGGTTGGGGTGTTGTGTATTACTCCCTACCTGTAGCCTCCCTGAAATCAAGCACAACACTTGCAATAAGCGGTAACAACTTCTTCTCAATCGCTACCGGCACTCTCGATAACATTTCTGTTCTTGAAATCCGAGACATTCATAATTCACTAATGCCCGGTACAACCATCAGCTTCACCTTAATCTATAAATGTAAATAGGAGGTTCATTATGGCAACACAAATCAAAACTGAATACACTCTTGAGCAGTTGACTCAACACACAGTAAATGTGCTTAAGGTCGACTCCGCAACTATCAACGGCACTCTGTATGAACTAGAGAGAACTAGACTGTGTTTTGCGAACTCCCCGGTAGGACGAGAGAAAATCTCCGAAACCTTACCCAAAGAGTACGCAGATGCAGTCTTTTCTATTTGGGGTGATGCTCCTACAATCACAGACCCCATCGTACCACAGGAGGAATAACCCATGGAAGCTCTATTCAGCAACTACTCTCTTACTGACATCCTTATTTTTCTTGTACTGCTTGTCCTCGCCATCAAGGAGGCCTTATCCATAAAGGACTGGTTCAAAGAGAGATTCTCAAAAATCTCAAATAAAAGCCTTGCATCCAAAAAGGAAAAGGAAAAAATGCAGGAGGACATCGAGGACCTAAACAAGTTCTATCAAGAAAAAGAGGTTGTCGATAGAGGGTTTGAAAATATAAACAGGCTAATTGCGATGCTCATTGAGTCAGACCGAGAGGCTATCAAGGCCTATATAACAGAACAGCACCACCGTTTTGTGTATGAGGTAGGTTGGATTGATGATTATTCCCTTGATTGCCTTGAAAAGAGATACTCGATTTATGAAAGAGAAGAGGGTAACTCTTTTGTGTTAGGTCTGATGAATGAGCTTCGAGATTTGCCTAAAATCCCACCAAATGAAATCGAAAGGACAGGTGCTTAATGAAAGAAAACTTTTTAACTTGGGCGAAATGTGCTGGCATTAGAGCCCTCAAAACCGTTGCACAAACAGCGGTCGCTTCTCTCGGTGTGTCTGCAGCGATGGAAGAAGTCAATTGGATTGCAGTTGGCTCGGCTTCCTTGCTTGCAGGCATTTTATCTTTACTCACATCTATCGCAGGTTTACCTGAGATTAACAAAACAAAGGAGGAATAATTATGGCATACACAAACAGCTCACTCGTAAATTACAAGAGAATTTCACCTAACAGAAACAGTCCTAGAAACCACAAGATTGACACCATTTCAATTCATTGTGTGGTAGGTCAGGTAACAGCCGAAACCCTCGGCAGTATTTTTGCAAACAGCTCCTATCAGGCATCTTCAAACTACGGTGTTGATAAGGATGGTAGAATCGGACTTTATGTAGAAGAAAAAGACCGCAGTTGGTGTACATCTTCTGCATCAAACGACAACAGAGCTATCACCATTGAGGTAGCTTCGGACACCTATCATCCTTACAGAATCACAGAAAAGGCTTACAAATCCTTAATCAAATTACTTGTAGATATCTGTAAGCGTAACGGCATCAAAAAGCTCCTGTGGAAGGGAGACAAGTCCCTCATCGGTCAGGTATCCAAGCAGAATATGACCGTTCACAGATGGTTTGCAAACAAGTCCTGCCCCGGCGATTACCTTTACAACCTTCACGATCAGATCGCCAAGGAGGTAAACGCACAGCTCACCACCTCAACTACTACGACAAAACCTGCGACCTCAACAACAACGAAGCCGGCTACAACGACAGCAACCACAAAGAAGGCAAAAGACCCTGCAAAGAGTTTCTCAAAGTCTCTCACAGGTACATACAAGGTCACAGCTACTGATGGACTCAATGTTCGTAGCGGTGCCGGTACAAACAAGGCATTGATGGTTGCAATTCCTAAAAACACAAAGGTGCAGTGCTACGGTTACTACACTACAGTTTCCGGTGTTAAATGGCTGTATGTTCAGTTTACATACAACAAGGTTACTTATACCGGTTTCTGTTGCAGCACTTACCTCAAGAAAGTTTAATACCTTTTAACTACGGCCCATCGGGATTTATTTCTCGGTGGGCTTATTTTTTTTGCCTTTTTTTTCAGATAACTTATGCCATGTGTATTCTGAAAAAATGTGCCAATTATTAAACACCTGCACAAAAACATCAACTTTAAGTTCAGCTTCGTCCTTATTTGAAAACGGCGGAGTAATTCCTACTTCCCACTCGGACTTAGCCCAATAGTAATACATTAAATCTGATTTCAGACTGCTGATGAAATCTTCTTTATTGTCTTTGTGCTTTTTGAAGCTGTCCATTACAGCGTTATAAAAAGAAGAATGCTTAAAGACATTCCACACTTCGATGTTTTTCGTATTCATATTCCGTCTAAAGACATTCCAAACTAAATCATTTCTTTTTTTCATTATTTACACCTTATAAAAAATTTTTTTGAAAAAAACCTAAACTTTTTGCTCTCCCGTGGCTTAAAGGTGAAGGAGGTTTTTTATGCTAACTGATATTCAAAAACTACAAATTGAAAACATGAGAAAAAACGGAGAGAGCTATAACACAATCGCCAACGAATTAGGTATCACTTACAAGCAGGTGCGAGGATATCTTGACCGCAACAAAAATAACGGCTTCTGTTTGCAATGTAATCGTCCATTAACACAATCCGAACATCGAAAAGAAAAGAAATTCTGTTCTGACAAATGCCGGATGGCTTGGTGGAACGACCACAAAGAGCTCATTCAAAGGAAACCCCACCACACACAAGAGTGTGAATACTGCCACAAAACCTATAACTGTTACCGAACAAGGGCTTCAAAATACTGTTCCCGTGAATGCTATGCAAAAGCTCGCAGGAAGGGGTGATTATTGTGGATAACTATAAGGCTAAAGTTTTTAATTATAAAATTGCTATGTCCCTTGCTAACAAGCTGTTTCACGAAGGAACTATAAGCAAGTCGGAATATGCACGAATTGATACAATTATGACCAAAAAATACGGATTATCTTCGTGTAGTATATTCCGAGAAAACAAGCCATATTTACTTGATAATACTACCCTTTAGAGTTAATATGTCACACTAATAGGAGGTGATTATATGCAGAGAATTATTACAAGAGTAAACCTCGTACCCAAGCAGCCTAAAGCTAAAAGAATGGCAGCGTATGCACGAGTGTCGACAGGAAAAGATGCTATGAGACATTCGCTGTCAGCACAGGTTAGTTATTACAGCAACTTAATACAAAGCCACAATGGTTGGCTCTACTGCGGTGTTTATGCCGATGAAGCTCTCACAGGCACTAAAGACGGCAGAGAGCAGTTTCAAAGAATGCTTAAAGACTGCAGAGAAGGAAAGCTCGATGGTATTATTACGAAATCCATTTCACGATTTGCTCGTAATACCGTCACCTTGCTTGAAACTATCAGAGAGTTAAAGCTCCTCGGAATTGATGTTTTCTTTGAAGAGCAGAATATCCACACGATGAGCTCTGAAGGTGAGTTTTTACTGACAATCCTTGCTTCATATGCACAGGCTGAAAGTTTATCAGCAAGTGAGAACCTTAAATGGCGTATACGAAAGAGCTTTGAAGAAGGAGAGATTTTCTGCATAAGTGACATGTATGGTTACGATAAAAAGGATAAGAAAATGGTTATCAATCCTTCCGAAGCAACTATCGTCAAAGAGATTTTTGACAGAGCCATTGACGGTGAAAGCCTCAACTCAATAGCTAAAGACTTAACAGCTCGTGGCTACACAACAAAGCGAGGTCGAGAATGGAACGCTTACCGCCTTGCTTGTATGCTTCGAAATGAAAAGTATACCGGCGATTCTTTGCTTCAAAAAACCTACATAAATAACCACTTGCAGAAAAAGAAACTGAAAAACACAGGTCAGCTCGCACAATATTATGCAGAGAACACTCACGAGGCAATCATCGACTCTATGACCTTTGAAAAAGCACAGTTAGTGATGGCAGAAAAAGCCAAAGCCTGTGAGAGCTACTCACACCACACAACTACGATGTTTACAAGCTACATCAGGTGTGGTAAGTGTGGGAAAAACTATCGCAGAGGCAAACAAAACAATAAACACTTTTGGAATTGTACGACCTTTCTTTCCAAAGGAAAAGCCTACTGCCAAGAGCCTCGCATACCGGAAGATATCCTTTACAGATTAACCGCCGAGGTTATCGGTATACCGGACTTTTGTGAAGACGATTTGTGCAACAGCGTTATTGATATCGTTGCCTACGACCGCACCCTTACCTTCACGCTTCAAAACGGAGTGCGTGTTACCAAGGAATGGAAACACAATTCTCGAAGTAAAAGTTGGACACCCGAAATGAAAGAAAAGGCCCGACAAGCAGCCTTAAAACAAAGGAGTAAATAATGGTTAGAA